CGACGCTCACGGTGCCATCTACGGCGGGACTGGATACGACCTATCAGGTGGTAGGCGAGGGCATCCCTAATGCCACCTACATCAGCGTAGTGAACAACGGCACCACGGTCACGCTCTCGCAGGCTGTTACGGCTGACGGAACGGGTGCCGTGGTGACTTTCCAAAAGGTGCGCTACGACCTGCCTGCCGATTACGATGCCATCATCCCGCGCACCCAATGGGACAAGAGCAAGCGTTGGGAACTGCTTGGCCCCGAGGACGCGCAGCAATGGCAATGGCTGCTGTCGGGCTATATCTCGACCGGCCCGCGTATCCGGTGGCGACTTCTCGGCAAGTACTTTCAGATTTGGCCGGGTATCTCTTACGACGAGGTGCTTGGCTTTGAGTACCGCAGTAACGCATGGGTCGAGGATGCGGCGGGCGCGCCAAAAACCTCGTTTGCCGCCGACTCGGATACCTGCATTTATCCCGACCGGCTCATGGTGCTGTCCACCAAACTCAAGTACTTTGAGGCAAAGGGCTTTGACACAACCGCCATGTATCGCAACTACTTGCAGGAACTTGAAACCTGCATCGCGCAGGATACGAGCGCGGCGAACCTGTCCTTTGCCCCGCGACCGGGCACGGTGCTGATCGGATACGACAATCTCCCTGACAGCGGCTACGGGATTGACTGATGGCGCGTCGGCAACTCATTCAGCGTAATGCGGCCTCGGTTGCGTCTTTGCCTGCCCCTGTGGGCGGGTGGAACGCCCGTGACTCGCTTGCGAACATGGATGAAACCGACGCCGTGACGCTGGAAAACTTTTTTCCCACCGTGTCGAGCGTTGTGCTGCGCGGCGGGTACGAGTCTTGGGCGACCGGCCTCGGCGGTCAGGTTGAAACGCTGATGCACTACGCAGGCGCTACGACGAGCCGCCTTTTTGCCGCTGCTACGTCCCCCAATGCCATCTACGATGTGACCACGCAGGGCGCTGTAGGCGCTGCGGTGGTGTCAAGCCTGTCTAATGCCCGGTGGGAGTATGTGAACTTCACGACGGCTGGCGGTAACTTCATGTACGCCGTCAACGGGGCGGACTCGCCGCGCCTCTACAACGGCACGACTTGGACGGCAATTACGGGCGTATCGTCCCCGGCGATCACGGGCGTCACTACGACCAACCTTTCTAACGTCACGCTGTTCAAGAACCGCGTGTGGTTCATCGAAAAGAATACGCTGAAGGCGTGGTACTTGCCGACCTCTAGCGCAGGCGGCGCGGCGGCCGTCCTTGATTTGTCCTCGGTCGCCAAACTTGGCGGCGTGTTGGTTGACCTTGATACTTGGACGATTGACGCCGGATATGGCGTTGATGACAACCTCGTATTTGTGACGAGCGAGGGCGAGGTCATCGTTTACCGTGGAACCGACCCGTCGAGCGCGGCGACGTGGGCGCTTGCGGGCATCTGGAAACTCGGTGCGCCGATTGGCAATCGCTGTTTGCTGAAGTACGCGGGCGACCTGCTGCTTTTGACCTATGACGGCCTGATGCCGCTTGCACAGTCGCTGCAGTCCTCGCGCCTTGATCCCCGCGTGGCGCTGTCAAACAAGATTCAGGGCGCTATCACGGCTGCAACGGTCAACTACGGCTCGTCATTCGGGTGGCAGATTGTGTACTCCCCGAAGAATGCTGCCGTATGGGTAAACGTGCCGGTTGCCACCGGGCAACAAGAGCAGTATGTGATGAACACCATTACAACCTCGTGGTGCAAGTTCAAGGGCTGGTCGGCGTTCTGTTGGGAAATCTTTAACGAAAACCCCTACTTCGGCGGTGCCGGGTTTGTCGGCAAGGCGTGGGATGACGGGTATACCGATGGCTCGGCAAACATCGCCGGAAACTGCCTGCAGGCGTTTAACTACTTTGGCAGTCGCGGCGTCAAGAAATACTTTACCCGCGCGCGTCCCTCGCTCTTTACCAACGGACAGCCGCAAGTGCAGTTGAGCATGAACATTGACTTTGACACGATGGACACCAGTTCCGCGCTGTCATATTCGGGTTCAGCCTTTGGCGCGTGGGGCGTTGGGTTGTGGGATTCGATGTTGTGGGGTTCAGACCTTCAGATCACTAATGCGTGGCAGGGGATTACCGGCATTGGGTATTGCGGCGCACTACAGTTGAAGTCGGCATCGTCCGGCTTGCAGATTGAGTGGGCGGCGACCGATGTGGTTTTCCAAACCGGATGGGCGGGCGTATAATCACAGGCGCGCCAGTTGGTGCGTGGGTTGCAGAGGTTTTAGGCAGAGGCTATTTCGCGGAAAGGTCGGAAGCGATAGGGTTAGAGCGTGACGGGCAAATTGTCGCAGGCGTAATCTACGAAGAATACTGCGGCGCGAGCATTGTCTGTCATATCGTCATCGCGGGCCGACTCACATCACGCTATTTAGCAGCGATTTTTGACTATCCGTTCAATGTTGCAGGCGTTGGCAAAATCATCGCGCCTGTATCGAGCGGAAACGCCAAAGCGTTGCGGGTAGTCAAGAAAATGGGCTTCATCGAGGAAGGTCGCATCAAGGATGCGCGTCCTGATGGAGATTTTGTGATGTTGACGATGACACGCGATGCGTGTCGTTACTTGGACGCGAGATATGGGCAAAAAGTCACCGGCACCTCCCCCGGCACCTGATTACGCGGGTGCTGCACAGCAGCAGGGTGTTGCAAACCTAGAGGCAGCGCGACTCACGGCGCGGCTGTCGAATCCCAACATCAAGACCCCGCTTGGCGGTCAGCGCGTATCCTTTGGCCGACCGCAGTTCAATCAGGCGGCGTATAACGCTGCGATGGCGAACTGGCAGGCGCGTCAGCCTAAGCCGCTGCCCGACCCGTCCACGAAACAGGCAAACAGACCGCCCGATGCGGGTGGTTATCAGCGCACGAGCGCAAAGAGCGCGTTGCCGCCCCCCAATGCTGACGGCACTTTTACCCCGCCTCCGCCGACTGGCGGGCCGAAGGGTACGCAAGCCCCGCCCTCTACGGTTGACGTTGGCGGCGGCGCGATGCAGCCCGGTGGCGGCGGTCAGCGCATGGAGTTGGGCGGCGGAACCAATTTCGGCGTTTCGCTTGAACCGATGGCATCTAAGGGTATGCCCGCTGCTCGACGCGAGGCGTTGGGCATGGATGGGCGCGAGTTCTCGCAGGGCGCTGCGGACGTTTCTCGCCAGATGTTTAGCGGCAATCGCATGGATTCGTCCGGCATGGGGCCGGGACAAATGCAGCGGTTCAATCAAGGTTATGGCGGCGGGGAATACATGGGCGATGCTATGCCCACCCGCGATATGTTCACCGAAATGGTGGACTTGGACACCCCGTTTATTGAGCAGTACCTTACCCCCGAAGCGCAGGCGACCCTAGAGGCGCAGCAGCGGGTAGAGCGGGCGTTGTCCGGCCTCGGTGAGCAGGCCATCGGGCGCGTGTCGGATATCTACGGCACCAACTTTACCCCGCAGGGGCTTCCGGCGCAGCAGTTCAGTTTCGGCGGGTACGGCGACATTGGCGAGGCTCCCGATCTCGGCGCGATGGGACAGGCCCGGGCGGGCGTGAACGCGCTGCCGGTCAACTTTGGCCCCACGGCGGGGCAGTACGGACTCGCGCAGGGTGGCGTAGGCGCTCCGTCGCTTCGCGGGCAGTACGACCTGACGGGCGTGGGCGATGTTGCCCGCGCACCGGGCGCTGCTGCGGCGATGCAGGGCGGGCCGAATGCGCCGGGGCTGCAGGGGCAGTTGGATACGTCCAACCTTGCCGCGATGCCCGTAAACGCCGGTATGACGGCGCAGCAGGCGATCATGTCGCGCCTTGACCCGCAGTTGCAGCGTCAGCGGGCGCAACTTGAAACGCAGTTGGCGAATCAAGGTCTTGTCCGTGGCGGCGAGGCGTTTAACGCTGCCATCACGGAGCAGCAGCAGCAGGAAAACGACTTGCGGACGCAAGCGGCGTTGCAGGGCTTGAACCTCGATATGGCGGCGCGTCAGCAGGGCTTGGGCGAGGCGCAGGCGTTGGGTGGGTTTGCCAATCAAGCGGCTCTGGCGGGCTTTGGCGCGGGCCAGCAGGCCACCGCAGCGCAGAACGCGGCGGCGCAACAGAACTTCCAGAACGCCCTTGCGCGTCAGGCTGCGGAAAACCAAGCGCAGGGGCAGGCGTTCGGGCAGCGGGCGCAGGCCGGTCAGTTTGGCAACGAGGCGCAGTTGGCGGCGTTCCAAGCGGCGATGCAGAATCAGGCGGCTGGCAATCAGGCCATCGCGCAGAACTTCCAGCAGGGCATCGGCGCTGCGGGGGCGTACAACACCGCTGCCGGTCAGCAGTTCGGGCAGGATATGGATATCGCAGGGCTGTATAACGCTGCCCTCGCGCAGAACCAGCAGACGGCGTTGCAGCAGGCGCAGGCTCGTGCGGCGATGCAGGGTCAGCGGTTCAATCAGGCGCAAGCGGCGGCATCGTTCCAGAACGCGCAGCGTCAAGCGGCGTTGCAGGAACAGTTGGCGTTGCGGTCGCAGCCGCTTAACGAGATTGCGGCGATCATGGGCGGCGCACAGGTGCAGATGCCGCAGTTCCAAGCCTATCAGGGCGCGGATGTGGCGGCGGCTCCAATCTTCGGCGCACAGCAGGCGGCGGGTAACTTCGCGCAACAGAACTACGCTAACCAGACTGCGGCGTATAACGCTCGTATGGGCTTGTACGGCAATCTGGCGGGCGCGGCTGGTTCTTACTTCGGGGGTTAAGGCATGAATCCGATGAACACGATGTACGCGGGGCAGGCCGACCCGACCAAGCCGCAAAAACTCGCGCAGTT